ATTAAACTGTATCGTAAGGAATGGGAACGTAATGAAGATGGATGCCTTGATAAAGTCATGTCAGAGTTTAATGACGTTCGTTCAGTTCCTACAGTACAACTTGCCATTGATGAAGAAACTGGAGAAATTATAGAATGAACGAAAATCAAATTGCTGATATCTGGATGCTGTTTAAAGAATACATTGACAAAAAACTTCTGGAAGCAGTATCCGAACGTTACGTTGACCTCTTAGCAGATCACGGAATGGGTGACAAGATCTTAGCAGCAGCAACTGGTGTTGACGACACGTTAGATGCCGCCATTGAATACTATCTTGACGAAACTTCCGAAGAAGAAGCAGAAGACGAAGAAGATAATTGGGATCACGAAGAAGACGACGAATGACCTGGTACACAAAAGTTTCAAAAGACATTTCGTATATTCCCGATGCCGTGGCGCACTATGAGCTTGAATTACAGGCAGCAAAGACAGATGCTCGCATAGCGGGAAACATTGAAAAAGCCGCTGCCAGGATGCCAGGCATTGTGGAAGAACGATTTGGGCAGCTTCAAGAAATTGAGGCAATTTTGGAATATTTAAATATTGAACTTAGACGTCTTAAGAGTCAACACTTTCGTAAATATTTAGAAAACTATCAAAGGGCTTTATCGTCAAGGGACTGTGAAAAGTTTGTTGACGGTGAGTCCGATGTAGTTGATTTTGAGAAAATTATCAATGAGTTTGCCCTGCTACGTAACAAGTGGCTTGGCATTACTAAAGCACTTGATCAGAAACAATGGCAGTTAACTAACATTGTTAAACTTAGGGTCGCTGGCATGGAAGACGCCACACTTTAATTAACTATAGCTTTTATCTAGTTAAATACTTGATGAAAGCTATTCCTATTTTTATTGGTTACGACCCTCGAGAGGCAATTGCGTATCACACCTGTGTCAACAGCATTATTAGACATGCTTCAAGACCTGTAGCAATTATCCCCCTAGCTCTCAACCTATTTAAAGATTATACCGAAACACATACTGACGGTAGTAATCAATTTATCTACAGTAGATTTTTAGTTCCCCACTTGATGGAGTTTACTGATTGGGCTATTTTTATCGATGGCGATATGATTGTGCGTGATGATATTGCTAAACTATGGGACCTTAGAAATCCCTACATGGATGTTATGGTAGTTAAACATGACTATAAAACAAAGATGCCAATAAAGTATCTAGGTTCTAAAAACGAAGACTATCCCCGTAAAAATTGGTCTAGCGTTATACTATGGAACTGCGGAAGTTTTCCTAATCGTAAACTAACTCCCAATTTTATTGAAAAATCTACTGGCGCAGAGCTTCATAGATTTACATGGATCGACGATAATCGAATAGGAGAGTTGCCCAAAGAATGGAATTGGCTTCCAGACGAATACGGCCCAAACGACAATGCTAAACTGTTACACTATACACTAGGAACCCCTTGCTTCCACGAATTTGCTAATACTCCTATGGCTGATGAATGGCACAACGAACGTATTCTAACTGACTATTGCAAACAACGAGACACTAAATGATTTTACCAATTGTACTAGCTAAAGAAAATCCTCACTCAACTTTTAACACTGGAAATTATGTAAAAGATGTTAGAGCCAATGCCGAAGCTGCTCTAGCATTTTATTATCGTGTAGAAGAAATAAAACAAGAATTAGTAAATAATCTTGAAATCAAAGCTCTTGAAATAGCACAAGGCACAGCTGAAAAATCTACTACTATAGATACAGTATTAGACACTACTCGTAGAACCCTTAAAGAAAATATATCGCATCTACACAGATTAATTAAATTTTCTGACTTTGCTGCCATGACTTTGATTTCTTTTCCGGGTAGCAGAATAGAAGCATATAAAGAATTTAGAGTAAAAAAAGCTGAACTTACTGACCCGATACTAGTTAGAGGTATTGCTGCAGGTAGTATTATTGATCATGTTAAAAGTACAGGTCAAGATTTTTATTTTATAGAAACTGGATATTTTGGAAATTACATTTGTGCAGGTAATCCCGATGCTAGAAAAATTTGGCATCGTATTGTAAAAAATTCCATGCAACATACTAAAGTATTAGATGTACCCGATGATAGATTACAAGTATTACAAAAGTTTGATACACGTCTTGCTCGCAAAGGTTGGAAGAAAAGCGGAAGTAAAATCTTAATGGTAGCTCCTAGTGAAAAACCCTGCGAGTATTACGGCATTAACAAAGATCAATGGATTAAAAATACTGTAGAAACTCTTAAAAGATACACAGACCGAGAAATAGTAATAAGAGAAAAAGGTGATCGAAAAGAACGTATATCAGTTAAAACTATATACGAAGCATTTGACGAAGACGTGTATGCAGTAGTTACCTACAATAGTATTGCAGCCGCAGAAGCAGTTGCCTACGGACTACCAGCATTTGCACTTGCGCCAACTGCTGCAGACCCAGTATGTTTACGAGATCTATCTAGAATAGAAAAACCTTATTATCCTGACGATGATTTTGTGCATAAGTGGTTAAGTTCATTAGCATACGGACAATTTAATCTAACAGAAATGTTAACTGGAGTAGCATGGAAAATGGTACTAGAAAATGAACAACGACCGACAATTAGTTATTAAAAGCTACCTGAGTAGCCTTCCGTTACATATTAACGGAGAAGAAAAAGTCAAAGCATTAACGTATTTTGCAGAAGGTGCCGCCAAGTGCGGAGACTTAGCCAGTGTTACCAACTCACAAACTTATGAATTATGTGACGTTGGAGCAATTATAGGAAACGCATTTGATGCAAATCCGTCAAAAGTAGTTCTGTCCCATTACAAAGTTAGAAAAATGGTAATGGATACACAAAGTAAATTAAACAAATATTGGCTATCTATTGACAGTAACGTGTTTATCTACAAAGATCGAACTAATCCAAAGAGATACTTACGTTATAGTTTCAACGGAGTGTTTCCTGCTACTGGCATATATTGTAACGAAACACCCGGGGAAGAAAACTGGGCTAACATGCGCAGAGATTATAATATGGATCTTAAACCGTGGCGTGCCAAAGGTGATCATATATTAATTACTTTGCAAAGACCAATGGGTTGGAGTATGAGGGGAGTTAATTTAGAAACATGGTTACAAACAACATTTTCTAAGATTAGACAACACTCCGATAGACCAATTAGATTAAGATGGCATCCTGGGGACTGGAAGGCATTTCCTAGGTATGCACCAATGTTTAAAAAATATAATGCAAAATTAAGCAGTCAAGAAACTAGCATAACTGATGACTTAATTAACTGTTGGGCCTTAGTATGTCATAACAGTACACCAAGTGCTGTTGCTAGTATTGAAGGTATACCTGCATTTATAACAGATGATCCTAGTTATAGTCAAGCTGGTGATGTTGCTAATACTGATTTTAGTCGATTAGAAAATCCAATAATGTTAGATAGAGAACAATGGATTAGGAAGTTAGCACAGTGCCATTGGTCGTTTGATGATGTACAATCAGGCCGATGCTGGCAGCATATGCGACAATGGGTCAAATAAAACTATCCTAGATTTTTTTGTTCCCCATGATCTCAATGTTGTATGATATTGATATCCTAGTTCTTCTAGTTCATCAATTTTTTGATATCTTGGTCGAATATCAATTATTATAATTTGTGGTCTATTGTTTTGTACAAACTGTGTATATCTATTCAACGGATAATGAAACCCCCAAGAATTTAAACTTATTAACGTGTTACATTTGACTATAATAGATGTATCTGCTTTTAAAAAAGTTGCATTGATATTATTATCTGTAAAGAAATCTTTAGCAATTTGATTATTAGAATAAAATTTTAAATTTTCCTTAAATCCATAATGTTCGCCGTCTTCAACTTCTTCGCCGTCTAACAGGGTAACATTAAGATTATTATTGTAACTTTTAATTAAAAAATCTATGCCGCCCATACCAGCGCCAATATCAACAATATAAGGGCCTGTTAAAAAATTCTTTATATCTTCATAATCGGATTTAACATCTACTATATAATTAGAAAAGATTTCTTCATTTGTTATACCTTGAATATACGGACGTTGCATCTTTATTAATTCGATAAAGTTTTTTGATAGTTTTATATTATTCATTTTATTTTTTATATATATAGTCGTGTTTGATGTTGTCAATTAACCTGTAACCCCAACTAGCCAGAAGATTGTTTATCAACGGATTCTTCTTTTCTTGTTCTATAACTAAAACTGGTCGTGATTTTTTAATATATTGTTCGCCGCCGAGCAGTACAAAATATTCAAATCCTTCTACATCAATCTTAATAAAATTTGCCGCAGGCAAATTTAAAGAATCTAATAATACTACTGGCACTTCTGTATCACCGTCTTTGTCTACACATGTTTTACCGTAGTTTTCAAAATTACGTTTCATATTTAGAGTGCCTGTTGAGTTGCCTAACGCAACTTGATGAACATCAGTTAACGGTGCATTGATCTTTAAATAATCACAATGCTCTTGTATTGGTTCTATGGCAATATTTGTTGTAAATTTCTTCTCTAGTGTATAACTCCACAGTCCAAAGTTTGCGCCGATGTCAATACTAACATTAAATTCGTCAACATACGACAATGCAAGGTTACGAATATTTTCCTGATATCCAGCTCCATTATTTCGTTCTATAAACTTAGAAAAATGTGATTCGTCGTCGGGCAACCAATATCCGTGACAGTTTTTCATTTATACAATCCTTGCTCTCTTTTGAAGACTTCTAACTCTTTGCGTTTGCCCTTAGCACTCCATATAGCACTATCTGGTTTCATATGCCAATCAACATAACTAATTGGCAATAATCCCTTGTTGTATTTAACGATAACGTTATCTAGCGAATGTTGATCTAAGAACCAATAGATATTATCTTTTTCTATTTCAGTTTTAATAACGTGTGCAAGATCTTGAATAAATTTTAGGCTATTAGGTGTACTATTATAAAGTATTGCCCCAGCTAAGTGCCCACCTTTGTCTTTTTGGTACAGATAAAAATCTTTAGAGTTGTCATCTATAGTGTTAGAGAATTGTGACCTAACAATTCCGTCTATATCGATTTCTAAAAATCGTTTTGGCTGATTAACAAACTCTGCTAGCCTTACAAATCTCATACAAGCATAGTAAGTCTTAAAAATCCAATTTGCAAGGTCATCGCTATCGGCAAATTGTTTCATGCCTAGCATTTTTGTCCTGCGACTTTGATACGGCTCTGGTAATACTGGTTGGCTCCAAAATTTTATTGCCTCATTAAAGTTTTCTAATGGCAGTTCTTCCCATGTTACGCTTACACATGACTTATTTTTACAAAATTTCAATTGGTCCTGTGTAGGATTGTAGAGATGCAGGTGTATACCGTAAGTAGTGTTACGTTCAACGCTGTTAATTAGTGTTTTTCCAAATTTTTCAAAATAACTACTGTCAGCTGCAACGTAAATAAAAAAGTCATTTTGGCGAAATGCGCCCTGTATCAGTGGTATAATCATAGTTAAATATTTAACTATGATCTTTTCAATTTTCCCCAAGTTTGGCGCCCTAAATTCTCAACCAGTGTTCGAGGCATTTACCAAGGGTGCGCGAACATTAGGTCATATAGTCACCGAGCATGACACGTCTGCTGATGTGTTAGTAATATGGTCAGTGCTGTGGCAAGGTCGAATGGCACAAAACCAAGAAATTTGGAAAATTGCAAAAAATACCGGAAAAAAATTGTTAATTCTTGAGGTCGGTGGATTAGTTAGAGGAACCACTTGGAGAATAGGCCTTGGCCACATCAATGCAAGTGGTATTTTTAATAATGACAAATTTCTTGAAGATGGTCGATCTGAGAAATTAGGTATTTTTTTGAAAAATTGGAGGAATTTTGGAGAACATGTGTTAATATGTGGCCAGCACTCACAGAGCCAACAATGGGCTGACCAGCATCCTCCAGAAGTTTGGATCAACTCTCTTGTAACAGAAATAAAAAAACATACAGATAGAAAAATTATTCTAAGACCTCATCCTAGAGATTATCAATGGGTGCAGAAAATCGGAAATTTAGGGATTGATATCAGAATTCCTCAAAAAGTTCAAGGCACATATGATGACTTCAATCACAACGACGATTTTAAAAATGCGTGGTGTGTAGTTAACCCTTCAAGCAATACTGGCATATTGGCAGCAATTGAGGGTATACCAGTTTTTTGTAATGTAGACAGCCTAGCATACCCAGTTTCTACTAAAAATTTTGAAAAAGTCGAAACACTTAACAAGCCTAACAGGACCACGTGGTTGGAAGAAATTTGTCATACAGAATGGACACTATTAGAGATCGAACAAGGTACACCAATCAATAGAATTTTTAATAAAAAAGTTGACAATGCCTGATTAATATTGTATAATGTATACATGATTACCATTGACGACTTACTGTTAGCATTAACTAGATCTGGCCTTGATAAGTTAGGAAGTAACGTTCCTTCTCGAGATAAGAAAATTTTAATCAGCCTAACTAAACAATTATCATCAGGACATTTTTTAACAGAAAATCAATCAAAATTGCTGTTAAAGATTCTTAACGAAAACAAACAATCGTTAGTCGCTGTTTCTCAAGAATTTGTTTCTTCTATAGAATATCCGACTTGGTCGAAGCCGTTTAGAGTAATCGAACAAATTAGAAAAATCTTTTTGAACAACGAGCACGATCAAAAAATTGTTGTAGAATTTACCTATAACAAACGGCTGAAACAGATAATTTCT